GGAAGAGAGCGAGAAGCTGGTGCAGACCATCGACGGCCCCCGCCTGGTCTCCAGCCCCACCCTGTCCGGGGCGGGCATGCTGCGCCGCCAGATCGTGCGCATCGGCAACCTGGAGGGGCCGCTTGCCCTTTCGGACCTGCGCAAGCTGACCCCCCGCGACATGCACGCCCTCCAGACCGCAGCCAACAAGCTGGACGATGCGCTGGCCGGGGAGGCGCTGGCGGACAGGGGGCGAGATTCGGGGGTGGGCGGCTAACCTGCACAGGCTCACCCTGATTCTGTCCACGAAAACCGGCTGGGCCGAAGCAGCGATCCACGGTCTGACCCTGACCAGGCTGCTGCGGTACATGAAAGAGATCACCCCGGAGAGCACATGACCATGCGCGCATCCATCATCCTGGACCTGGGCGGCAACCTCGCCGCCCAGGCCAGACGCAACGAGGCCGCCCTGGGCGGCCTCGCGCGCTCGGGCCAGCGGGACATGAACCTGCTCAGTCGCTCGGCGCAGGCGGCGGGGCGTGGGCTGGATGCCCTGGGCAACCGCTACACGGCGCTGCTCTCCGGTGCGGCCGGCCTTGGCGCGGCCAAGATGGTCATGGATTTGGAACGCCGTTTCACCCGCCTGGGCATCACCGCGGACATCGCGCAGGGCGACGTGCAGGATCTCAAGAAGTCCATCTACGAGATGGCGCAAGCTCCGGACATCCGCGTGGATCCCGGCGAGATCACCGCCGCCATCGAGTCCATTGTGGAGAAGACCGGCGACCTGGACTTCGCGCGCAACAACATCCGCAACATCGGCCTGGCCATCCAGGCCACCGGGGCCCAGGGCTCGGCCATCGGCGAGATCTTCGCCGAGTTCCAGAAGCAGGGCACCAAGGCTCCCGAGGCCGTGCTCCGCGCCATGGACACCCTGAACGTCCAGGGCAAGGCGGGCGCCTTCACCCTGCAGAACTTGGCCTCCCTCGGTCCCCGCGTCATGACCGCCTACGCTGCGGCCGGGCGCTCCGGGATCGACGCCAACAGGGAAATGGGAGCGGTGCTCCAGATGATCCGCATGGGCGTTGGCTCTTCCGAACAGGCGGTCACTTCTTTCGAGGCCCTGCTGCGCAACCTCCAGGACAAGGACAAGGTGAAGCAGCTCACCAGCGTGGGCATCAAGCTCTTCGACCCTGAGAAGCTCAAGAAGGGAGAACGCGTGCTGCGCCCGCTCAACGAGCTGATGAAGGAGATCGTCAAGCGTTCGAAGGGCGACATGGTCCGCCTGGGCGAGGTCTTCGACTCCGAGGCGCTGCGCGCGTTCAACCAGGCCGTGGGTGAGTACCGCCGCACGGGGGCCATTGAGTCCCTCGATAAATTCATGGCGGTGCAGGGCGACGGCACCGCCACCATGGAGGACTCCGCCCGCGCGGCCAAGGATTCCAAGGCGGCCTTGGAGAACCTGCTCACCGCCTGGAAGAAGTTCTCGGACGAATCCCTGACCGCCCCCATCCAGTCCGCCGCCGACGCACTGAATGCCCTGGGCACCGAGACCACGGGCAAGGTCATCAAGGGCATCGCCGGTGTGGCCGTGGCCCTGGGCGGCCTGGTGCTCATCCGCAAGGCCTGGACCACGGGCAGCAGCCTGTATGACTTCTTCCGTGGCGGGGCGGGCAAGGCCGCCGGCGGACTGGCCGGCGGGATCACCGGCCCCATCCCCGTGTATGTGGTCAACGCCCCCGGCTCCCAGCTCGGCGGCGGCGCGGGCGGAGCCGCCGGCGCGGGCGGCGCCCTGGCCAGCAGCGGCACCCGTGCGGGGAAATTGGCCGCCGCGTCCAAGTGGGCCGGGCGCATCGGCGGGGCCCTGGCCGTGGCCGGCACCGGCTACGAACTCTACAACGCCTGGTCCGGTGACGGCTCCACGGCCGAAAAGACCAAGACCACAACCGCCAGCCTTGGCGGCCTGGCCGGTGGCTGGGGCGGCGCCAAGATCGGCGCGGCCATCGGCACCGCTGTCGCGCCCGGCATCGGCACGGCCATCGGCGGTCTGCTCGGCGGGGCCATCGGATATTTCGCGGGTCGCGCGGGCGGCGAGGCCATCGGCAAGGGGTTGACCGGCGAGGACATCGCCAACGCCGTCAACAAGAAGGAGGCGCATCTGCGCATCGAGGTCTCCGGCCCGGCCACCGTGCGCGACGTGCGCACCAGCGGCTTCACCGCGGACGTGGACACGGGTCTGTACATGGGGGCCGACTGATGGCTGAAAAGACCTCAACCTGGCGCGACAGCCTCCGGGCCGGGTCCTTCCGGGGCGTGCCCTTTGTCGTGGAGTCTCACGACCATGCGCTGGGCCGCCGGATCGCCACGCACGAATACCCCCTGCGCGACATCCCGTATTCAGAGGATATGGGCCGCAAGGCGCGCCGGTTCACGCTTGAACTTTTCGTCATCGGCCGTAACTACATGCCTGCACGCGACCGCCTGAGGACCGCACTGGAGAAGGGCGGTCCGGGCGAGCTCGTGCATCCGTATCTGGGCACGCAGACTGTCCAGGTCGATGGCGAGGCGCACCTGCGGGAGAGCACGCGCGAGGGCGGCATGGCCAGGTTCACCGTCACCTTTGTGGAGGCGGGCCTGGAGATCGCGCCGGACACCAAGAAGGATACCGTCTGGGGCGTCGGCAAGGCCTCGGATGTCCTTACCGACGCGGCTAAGGAAGACTTTATTGAGAAGTTCCGCATTGCCGGTCCGTCCCGGCTACTCTCCGGCGCCAAGGCGGGAATCGACAAGGTGCTCGGCGGCATCAAGGACACTGTGGGCGCGCCGCTGGAAGAGCTCAAGAGCTCCAAGGATATCTTGGCCAGCATGTTCGGCATGCCTTCCGGCCTGGCCGGGTGGCTCACCGACGAGTTGAGCATCCTGAGCAGCTTGGCTCCGGCCAAGAGCGCCTCCGTGGCCAGCGGCTTGGCCAGCCAGACCCTGCCCACGGCATCGGCAGGTTCCGCGGTCGTCGCCACCACGGCCGTGCGGGCGCAGAACCAGGTCAACCTCACCGCCGTGGACAACCTGGTGCAGCAGGTGGCCATTGCCGAGGCCGCGCGCTCCTCCTCCCAGGCCACCTACACCTCGGCCGACGAGGCTCTGGCCGTGCGCGAGACGCTCTGCGAAGCCATGAACACCGTGGCCGCCCGGTCGTCCGACCGCGTGTACGTCTGCATCGCCGACCTGCGCGCGGCCGTGGTGCTTGACCTGGGCACCCGTGCCGCCCAGCTGCCGCGCCTGTCGATCTATCACCTTTCGGCCACCATGCCCGCCCTGGTGGTTGCCCACCGCGTTCATGGCGACGCCACGCGCGAGGCCGACATCGTGGCCCGCAACCATGTCCGTCATCCCGGCGCAGTGCCCGGCGGTACTACCTTGGAGGTGCTGTCCGATGCCGGCGTATGACGTTCGTCTTGAGATCGAGGGCATCCTCTACGGCGGCTGGACGTCCATCACCATCCGCCGCGGCCTGGAGCAGGTGGCCGGCACCTTCGAACTTGCCGTCACCGAGCGCTGGCCCGGCCAAAACATCCCCCGGCCCATCAAGCCCGGCGCTCCGTGCCGCGTGCTCGTGGACGGGGAGCCCGTTATCACCGGCTATGTGGACGACGTTCCGCCTGAATACACCGAGAAGGATCACACCCTCACGGTCTCGGGGCGCGACAAGACCGCCGACCTGGTGGATTGCTCGGCACCGTCCACGCAGTTCGCCGGCCGCCGCTTGGACCAGGTGGCGGAGGCGCTGTGCCGCCCCTTCGGCATCAAGGTTGTGTCCGAGTGCGATACCGGCCCGGCCTTCCGCCTGCTCAAGAACCACGAGGGCGACAGCGTGTACGAGACCCTGGAGGCCGCGGCCAAGGTCCGGGCCGTGCTCCTCATCACCGATGGCCAGGGCCGTCTGGTGATCACCCGGGCCGGCCTGGGCAAGCGCGTGGCCACCGTGCTGGAGCTGGGGACCAACATTCTCGCCTGCAAGGCGCTCTTCTCTCTGCGCGATCGCTTCTCCTCCTACACCATCAAGGGCCAAGGTGTTGGCCTGGACGGCTGGGGGGCTGCCGCTGCGCACGCCAAGGGCCGGGCCAAGGATCCGCGCGTACCGCGCCACCGGCCGCTCACCGTCATCGTCGATGCCCAGACCGAGGGCGTGAGCGGTGACAAGCGTGCCCAGTGGGAGGCCAGCGTGCGCTATGGCCGCTCGCGCCGGATGGCCTACACCGTTTGCGGATGGAAGCATGAGTCCGGGCTCTGGGCCCCCGGCCAGATCGTCCCGGTGCGTGACGTGTGGATCGGCATTGAGGAGAGCCTGCTCGTGGTCCAGGTGGCCTACATGCTGGACGACCAGGGCACCCGCTGCGAGCTGACCCTCCAGCCCGTGGAGGCCTTCCGCCTGCTCCCGGTGCCCGAGGCAAAGAAGGGGATGAACTGGCCATGATGCGCACGATGAACAAGCTTCTTGACCCGGTGCGCCGCCGCCTGGCCCAGCTCGTCAACCGGGCTGTGCTCCAGCTCGTGAACGATGCTGCCGGCCTGCAGGAACTGCAGGTGCAGGCCCTGGCCGACGAGGTCTTGGACCGCATTGAGCGGTTCCAGCAATACGGCCTGACCAGCGTGCCCCTGCCCGGTTCCGAGGGCCTTCTGCTGTCCGTGGGCGGCAGTCGTTCCAACGCGGTTATCATCGCCGTGGACGACAGGCGCTATCGGCTCCAGGGCCTCGAAGGCGGAGAGGTCGCGCTCTACACCCTCGATGATCAGGCAGCTCCTGGCCACCGAATTGTGCTCAAGCGTGGCGGCGTCATCGAGGTGCGCGGCCGCGTGGTCGACCTGCGCGGAGAGGAACTGCTGCGCCTCTCCGGTGGCGAGGTGGAGATCCACGCCGACACGCGTCTGGAGACGGACGTGGCGGGATACGGCGAGGCGACGAATTTTGAGGGCGGAACAACCTGGCGCACGGACACCTATAAGCAGGGCGCCACGTTCTCGGCCTCCGTTGAGCATGGCATCCAGCCGCCAGAGGTGGAGTAGATGGACATCGCCATAGCCTTCAAGAACATGGCCGGCGACATCAGTGTCGAGGGGGGCGACCTGGCCAGCGACGGAACCCTGCGCACGGCCGTTGTCCTGTCGCTGTTCCTGGACGCCCGCGCCAAGGATGACGACGAGATCCCCGACGGCAGCGCCGATCGCCGCGGCTGGTGGGCGGATGCCTTTGGGCAACTGCCGGATTCCTTCGGCTCCAGGCTCTGGCTCTTGAGCCGCGAGAAGCAGCTGGCGTCTGTGCTGATCAGGGCCAAGGAGTATGCGGAAGAAGCCCTGGCCTGGCTCGTCAACGACGGTGTTGCCCGCTCCGTCCTCGTCACCCCCGAGATCACCCGGCAGGGCGTGCTCGGTCTGCTCGTGGAGATCGAGCGGCCCGACGGGTCCCGCCTTGAATACCTGTTCAACAACCTGTGGGAGGGTGTGTAATGTCGTTTCAACGCCCGGACCTGGCCACCCTCATTTCGCGTACCCAGGCCGACACGGCCGCGCGCCTTCCCGGCGTGGATCCCGCCCTGCGGCGCTCCCTGGTGGGGGTGCTTTCGGCCGTGCGCTCTGGTGCGGTTCATGGCCTGTACGGCTATCTTGACTGGCAGTCCCTGCAGCTCATGCCGGACACGGCGGAGCTTGAGCACCTGGAGCGCTGGGCGGACATCTGGGGCATCCCGCGCAAGGCCGCGACGATGGCCACTGGCCAGGCGCGCTTCGCCGGGGTGAACGGCTCGGCCATACCCGTGGGCACCTTGCTGCTGCGCGCAGACGGCGTGGAATACGCCACCGCGGGCGAGGGGCTTGTCGCCGCCGGCGTGGCCACCGTGCCCGTCCAGGCGGTATCCGCGGGGGCTGGCGGCAATGCGAATGCCGGCATCCTGCTGAATCTCGCTTCGCCCCTGTCCGGGGTGCAGACCCAGGCAACGGCCGAAAGCGAGCTGACTGGCGGCGCGGACATCGAGACCGACGCCTCCTTGCGTGACCGGCTGCTTTCGCGCATCCGCACCCCTCTGCTCGGCGGCGCAGCAGCCGACTATGAGACCTGGGCGCTCACCGTTCCGGGCGTCACCCGCGCGTGGGCCAGCGGCCAGGCGCTGGGTGCCGGCACGGTGACGGTCCGCTTTGTCATGGACGCCACCTATGCTGACGGCATCCCCCTGGCCGGGGATGTGGCCACGGTGCAGGCGGCCCTGGATACCCTCCGGCCGGTGACGGCGCGCGTGTATGCCGTGGCCCCCATCCCCAAGCCCCTGGGACTTTCCATTCGCCTCACCCCGGACCTGGCCAGCGTCCGCGCCGCCGCCGAGGCGGAGATCGCGGACATGCTGCGCTCCGAGGCCGTGCCCGGCGGCACCATCCTCGTCAGCCATATCCGCGAGGCCATCAGCATCGCCGTGGGTGAAGAGGACCACGTGCTCCTCGCGCCTGCAGGCGACGTCATCTGTGCCGCCGGCGAGATCGCGGTGGTCGGCGACATCGAGTGGAGCGCCTGATGCTGTCCGCAACCGAGTACTTGAGCCTGCTGGTGGCGCTCCAACCCCCAGGGTCCGCACTCCCGCGCGAGGGGGACAGCATCTGGTCACTTCTCCTGCAGGCCGAGGCAGTGGAGCTGGCCAGAGTGGACGGCCGTGCCGCCGACCTGGTCATGGAAAGCGACCCAAGGACCAGTGCGGAGCTGCTGCCGGATTGGGAGCGCGTATGCGGTCTCCCGGACGGCTGCGCAGCTGCCGGGCAGACCATGGCCGAACGCCGGGCCGCGGTGCACGGCAGGCTCACCGACCGAGGCGGCCAGCGCCCGGCGGACTATGAGGCCCTTGCCCGCGTGCTGGGCTACCCGGATCCCAGCGTGGAGGAGTTCCGGCCCTTCCAGGTTGGGGCGTCTTCCGTGGGTGAGGCGCTTTGCTCGGAGGACTGGTCGCACTGCTTCCGCCTGCATGCCGGAGAGTCTCCAGTTCGCCGCTTCGCGGCCGGGCAGTCCTGCGTGGGCGAACCTCTGGCCAGTTGGGGAGACGAGCTGCTCGAATGCACGGTGCGCCGACGCGCTCCGGCCCATGCCATCGTTCAATTTGCATACACCGAGGAGGCATAATGGACAGGATCAACCATCCCACCGCGACGGCGGAGCGCACGTTCACCGGGGGAAACCCCGCCGCCGACATCCAGGCGACGGTCGTCACTCCCGAATTCATGACCGGACTCCAGGAGGAGTTGTGCAACGTCATCGAGGGCGCCGGGATCGTTCTCGACCCCGAAGACAATACCCAGCTTGACCAGGCCATTGATCAGAAGATCGCGGCTTCCGCCAAGTGGGACGGCGTAGCCACCGCTGCGGCTGGCGGCACCGTGGACGCCATCACCGCTGTTTTCAGCCCGGCCATAACCGTCTTGAAGGATCGCCAGGTGGTCACCATCACGGCGGCCGGGGCCAACACGAGCACTGCCCCGACCTTCGCCCCGAATGGCCTGGCCGCGCATCCCATCACCAAGCACGGCGGCCAGGCGCTCGCGGTCGGCAACATCCCGCGCGTCGGTTTTGTGGCCGTGCTCCAGTACGATTTGGCGCACACCAGGTGGGTGCTGCTGAACCCCGTGGAAATAGCAGCCGTCACCACCCTCGAACAAATCCTGATGTACTCCTAGGAGGAAACCACCATGCCCATGATAGACCCCAAGACCCTGGCCAGCGTCGCCGCCAACACCGACACCGATCTGCACACCGTCACGGCGGGCAAGCGTCTGTCCGTGCTCGGCCTCACCATCACCAATTACAGCGGCGTGGACGCCGTCGTGAAGGTGATGCTCACCGATGCAGCCAACGTCGTGAAGGCCTACTGGTTCAGCAACACCGTCAAGGCTGGCAGCGCCGCGCCTCAGGGCGACACCGTGGAGGTCTGCTCGAAGTCCTGCCTCAAGACGGCCCCTGCCGGGTACAAGGTACGCGTCAACTCCAGCCAGGCCAACGTGAGCTTCCAGATCGACGGCTCGGAGGACTAGGCCATGATGCGCACAACTCCCAACATGGCCCTGCCCAAGTTGGGCCGGTCCTACCCCGACCGGTCGACGGACGGGAAGTTTCGCTTCCGCTCGCTCCCGATCACGGAGGCTGCGGCGGACGCGAACAGCTTCGTCTGCGAATTCAATGGCGTGGCCGGGGCCAATGAGGTCGGCGTAGGAGGCGGGCTGTCCGGGGCGGACCTGGTGTTGACCCAATATGCCAACCCCGGCTCGGACGGCACCTACCGGACCATCGCGGGCACGACATTCCAGTCGTTTTTCGGCACGATGGCGATGTACAACGCGTTTGCAACGTCGCCGCTGGGGTGGGCGTGCATCCTGCGGAACCGGAACATCAGCAAGGCTAGCTACATCACGAACCTGATTGCCCAGGATGCCAATGGCAACAATGCGATGCAGGTGTACGGCTCTGCGATGAACACCACCACCGGCAGCTTCAACAGCACGGATGGTGTCGGGGCGGGCATTTCCATCCCCCTCAACAACGCCAAATTCCCTATTGCCGGAAAGGACTACATGTTTGTCTTTTCCAATGATTACGTGGGAGGGGTCGGCTTCGTGGGTATCATGGTCGATAACGGGAAATTCCCCAGCAGCCTTTCCGATTTCCTGTTCTTCTCGATTGGAGAACTGGTCCCGTTTGCTGGCCCCAGCCCTATCACCCAATGGTACCCCAGCGAGTACAAGTGCATCCTCGGTTCCTTCGCCTGGAACTACGGCTCAAACTACTCCGCAGCCCAGACGGTCAAATCGCTGACGCTGTCCAAGAAGCCCTGCTTCGTTCTCGCCTAAGGAGGCACCTCAATGAAGTACGCGCAATACACCCTGACCGACCTTGGCTACCGCGCCCCGGTGGCGGGCATCGATCCGCTCCCCGAGATATGGGGGCTGTCCAACAAAGATGAGGAGCGGTTCGAGCACAAGGGCTTTGCCGGGTATCCTACTACCCACGTCTGGATGGCCGAGCACGGCGGGCGTGTGCTGGCCGCATTCGAGGCCGAGCCGGACGCGGGCGGCACGCCGGTGCCTGCCGAGGACGTGCCCGCCCTGCTCATGGCCGACTACGGCTGGCCCGAGGGCTCGCGCCTGGTGGACGGGATACCCACGTGGCCGGAGAGGACGTTGTAGATTTTCAGCAGCGGCGGGG